TGTAGTAATGTCATAATTACCCCAACACCAACTGTTAAACCAGACGTTTATTCGTGTCAATACTGTAATCGCGTTTTTAAGTCTAGAACCACAATTTATCAACACAAGGCGAAATGTAAATTACGAGTAGAGCAAATACAGCAGCAGAAGCAAGAGCATATTCTGAATGAGTATATGGAACCCAAATCAGAACTAAATACACCCGAAAATTATATAGTAAGTGCTCATCCATATGATATTCATGAAGAACACGAAAATATAAACGATGCGACACTGTGTGTTGATGATAAAATCACCATAACCAAAGAGATGTTTCTTGCGTTAGTAAAAGATAATCAAGAGATGATGAAGATGTTAAAGTCATTGACAGAACAACATCAAACATCACAAGTCAATAATACCACGATTACCACCAACAGTAACAATACCAACTGTAACAACCCGACCTTCAACATGAACCTCTTCCTGAATGAAAAATGTAAGGATGCGATGAACATGAAGGACTTTGTGAATTCCATTCAGTTAAACATGACCGATCTAGAGAATGTCGGCCGGCTTGGTTATGTGGAAGGGATGTCGAATATATTCATTGACAATCTTCAAAAGACCGACGTGTATAAAAGACCGGTCCATTGCAGTGACGTCAAACGCGAAACCCTTTATGTCAAGGAAGATGATCAGTGGGAACGTGAAGGGCCGGACCATGCGAAAATGACGAATGCGGTCCTTGCGGTAGAACATAAGAATGTCGTCCTCGTAAATGAATGGGCGAAGGCCAACCCGCGCTGTTTGAATAGCAACACCAGAGAGAATGAAATATACTTCAGGTTATCGAAAGCCGTCACTGATGGAGAGAAGGACGGAAATATAGATAAAGTAATACGAAAAGTAGCAAAGCGCGTGGTCATTCAAAAGGACAACCTAAAAGTAATCGAGGATTCATAAAAGTTCCTCGTTCATAAAACCCACGTGATTCGGAAATCTTACTTTTCGGCCAAAAATATTCGCTTCAAAAATGAGAAATCGAGAGAATTCCAAACCTCCAGGTTTCAAACCACTGAATCATTGTGTTCGGACACTTTTCAGCCAAAATTATTCGCTTCAAAAACATGAAATCGAGAGAATTCCAAACCTCCAGGTTTCAAACCACTGATGAATCATATTCGGACACTTTTCATCCAAAAATATTCGCTTCAAAATTAAAACCATGAGCATAATCAGTCTCAATAATTTGAAAATCCTTAAAAACACTAAAAAACGACCGATTCCCTCAAAAAGTAGCAAATTCTGCTACTTTTGAAAATGTCCAAATAAATGTCCAAAACGCCGTTTGCGCCGGAGATTTTAAAACACAAAAAATCGCATTTTTTAACTTTATCGTCACAATTTTTTTCGGAGGTCCAAAAATTTGTGACTGTAATTTTTTTTCGATCGATCGGCGGCCATTCGGCCATTTTAAAATATGGACATTTATATATCAAAAAACGGACATTGCTACTTTAGGTGATATTTTGTAGCAGGCTTACTTATTCAGTCAGGTGGATTTTTGAAATTTTATCGATTTATCGTCACAATTAGCGTCAGGTGAAAAACATCACCATGGAAAAGGAGCAACTCTACCGCTGCGAAAAGTGTGACTATTTTACGTCACGAAAATTTAATTATCTCAAACATATTAAGACTGAAAAGCATAAATCACCGCTACATGTGATGTCCAAAAAAATGTCCATTTTTGACCCCCCCTCGCCGCCGCCCCCGCCGACCTATCGTTGTCCCTATTGTGACCGAAAGTATATGGCTCAACGAAGTTTATGGCGACACTCAAAGCAATGCTCGAGTGAGAATAATATAGACAAGTCTGTATATAACGTATTTTCAGCCAAAATCGCCGAATTGTGTCAATCGAACGCCGAACTTAGTAAAACGAATCAAATTCAACAATCTCAAATGATACAATTATGTAATGCGGTATTAACAACGATTGGGCAAAACCTAATCGTCACACCATCCGCGAATAATAGTAATCATGTGAATATGGCAACATCAGAATCTACACGATCGAATGTATCAAATATCAATAATATGATGACAACAAACAACCTTACGGTGAATGGAAATATCACGAATAATTCGAACAATAAGACATTTAATATTAATATGTTTTTGAACGAAGAGTGTAAGGATGCGATGAACATGACTGATTTTGTGAAAACGATTGAATTGGATACGAATGATATGGAAGATGTCGGAAAGCGCGGATTTGTCAAGGGAATCTCAAAGATATTTATTGACAACCTTGAAAAAACCGAAGTTACAAAACGGCCGATTCATTGTAGTGATAGTAAGAGAGAAGTATTATACATCAAAGACGATAATAAATGGGAGCGCGAAGGAATACACAGTAAGAAGCTCTTGGATGCGATTCATACTGTAGAACATAAGAATGTAATTATGGTGAATGAATGGGCGAAAACACACCCACAATGCGAAAATAGCGAAACAAAAGCAAATCAGATTTATATGACATTGGCGAAACATGCTACGGATGGCGATGAAGAGAATGTGGCAAAGGTCGCAAAACAAATCGCGAAATCGGTGATTATCGATAAGAATGATTTTTAAAGATAATCGCCGATTTCGATATCAAAACAGCATCGGATAATACGTAGAATATCCACGTCCTTTACCTAGATACTGTGTTGGAGGCTGTGTGTTACGTGCGATGTGCGCGCCTATCATCGGCGGGAACTTCTGAGGAGGCGGAAGTGAAATTATTCGAGATGACGAACTTTGATTCATTTTCGTATTATGTATAATAAACACATAATTATAGATAATAATTATACACAATACCATGAAAAAAACGGTAGTTGTAAATATGGAATACATGCGTCCATCGGCGGGCGGACGTTCTCGGTCTCGGTCTCGGTCTCGGTCAAAGTCGCGCACTCAATCTCCACAAACCGCAGTAAATCGTATTGTAACGTCTGCCATTGAAAAATCAAGTTTGTGTGATGAATATGAATATTATGATGAACCGTTTGATATCAAAACATTATTACAAGATGACGGCGACAACGACGACAACGACGACGACGACGACAACGACGACAACGACAACGACAACGACAACGACGACGACAACGACGACAACGACAACGACAACGACAACGACGAGGTTTCATGGTCCTCGTCATCATCCGCGTCATCGTATACATGTGACCCTAAAAAACAATACCAAAATCCTGTGATAAACGACTCAGATTATGCGGTAGATTCAGACGAAGATATACTCCAATCAGTTCTGGATGAACCAACATTTCAACTTGATGTAAATGCGATATTATCAGCGATGACGAAAACCGAAAATAGCCCGATTATGAATATGACCTTACCGAAAATAGCGGCCCGAAGACAAGAGGTTCTCTCGTCGATGAATTTAACACCAGAGAAATTTGAGGAATTTGAGCGTAAATTACAGATGTATCGCGTCGTTGAAACCGCCGACGAACTGAAACATAACCAACTTATTCGTTGGATACCGCTTCGGTCTCTCGAAACACGACCGTATGTTACATTAGGCGGCTGTCTTTTCCGAGTGAAATATAATGAAGAAGAGGCGTTACATATTGTAACGATACGAAACGTGAAAAAGTTCGTCTTTAATATAAAATTCGAACTAAATGCGGTTTTCCAGCGATTGAGTCAGGAAGAACTCCTCATTTTACGCGCGGTCGAATACGTTGAATCAGAGGATTGACATCATTCATTCGCGTCGTTATATTCGCACACGCCGGCATGTTTTTGTAATGTCATTTGTAAGTCGAGGGCGCAAGGCCCGACCCCGACGTGTTGTCTGTGTTTTACATCGAAAACCATGCGGCCGAATACAGCGATTATTAAATATGGAACGTGAACAATATGCGATACGACGTCCTTCATCATTCATATTCGCGGTTCTAGTCGATTTTTTCAAGCAATGACACATTTTTTCAGCTAGAATACGATGGGCGCGTTCTTTTACAGACTTCATCGTCATTTTTGACAACGCTGATTTACGCGTGTGCGGTTGATAATGATGAAGGATTTTTAGATAATCGCTCCGTGTAAGTTTCATATCTTCATCAATATCAGTATCTGTATATTCTGTCCGATTTCGCATATTTATTATAGGATGATATAATAAGTATTCCAAAAAAAACAGATCGAATAACGATGTCCAGTAAAAAGAATAAAGTCGTCGTATTTGATGTGGATGAAACACTCGGAAATTTTGCTCAATTTTCAATATTTGGTCATGTATTAGACGACTATTTCAAATCCTCCGATATTATGTATCACTATTTCAACGATTTAGTTGATTTATACCCGGAAATAATAAGACCGAATATGGTGCGTATATTGGATTATATACGCAAAAAGAAAACCGCTGGAGTATGTCGTAAGGTAATTATTTATACGAACAATATGGGTCCGGATAAATGGGTTACGCATATTCGACGATATTTCGAATATAAATTGAAACAAATCACACTTGCGGGACAAACCGCGCAACAGAGTAAAGGCCTAATGATTGTGCCTCCATTATTTGACCGTTTAATCGGTGGATATAAACCAGACCAACATCAATCAACAAATGACGGATTTCCGCAAAGAACTACGTCTGAAAAAACGATGAGTGACCTAATATATTGTTCGCGTTTACCGGCCGACATCGAAGTATGTTTTTTGGATGATTTATATCATGCTAAAATGACAGATGAACGCGTATATTATATTAAATTACAACCTTATTATTCGTATATTTCGTTTGAGACATTCGTCACTCGGTTTATAAATAGCGTATTGTTTCGAAATGTATTTGATAAATTTGCGATCCAATCAATCACGCCGTCAATGACGAGCACTATAAAAAAACAGATTCTCTCGATCGAGCTACATGACCTTTTTATGAAATATGCAAATATAGCCAAATACGACGCGAAAACAGTTCAAAGAAAAATGAATCCGCGCGAGATCGATGAAATCATTAGCAAATATATATTATACCATCTTCAACAATTTTTTCGTGATGGACCACCGTCACCGTCAAATCAATCAAAAAAAGGACGGCGTTCTTCAAAAACTGCTAAAAAAAAGGGGCATTCAACCCACCATCCCCAAAGTAACGTATTTTATGTAGATGATACGACCGCTGTAAGGAATATGCGTAATAAGACGGTTCGTAATCGTTAGATACACACACGCACCACACAGGTAGAGAAATACACCTATACTACGCATCAACCAATTCAGAGAGTTCAACACATATTTTTCAATTTTTCACAGGGTTCCTTTCCATTCATCGATCCACTGATTGAATGATTCGCAAGCGTCTTCTGTTGTGATTTTCCAATCTGCGTATATCCCGGCGATTTCGTTGAAGCCTTTCTGCCGCATGTCGTCTTCTGTTTCCATGTCGTCGGGAAACATATCAGTATCGCGCACCTTCTCAATAAAGGAACACGCTTGCTTTGGTGTGATTTTTCCATTCATCAACGCCTCGGCGATTTTGTAGAAGATTTGTTTCGGTTGTTCTTGTAGACTGCTGTTCATTTCTGGAGCTGTATTCTATTACATGTTAAAAAAGTATTTCAATTTTTTTCGAAAACAGAGACAACATCATGGAACACAAACTAAAAAATAATAAAAAAATAAACACACACGCACACACGCACACACACACACACACACGCACACGCACTTCAAGCAAACCAGCTCATCGTTCCATCGGCACACATGAATATAACGCGGTCGCCAGCAGATTCAGCCGCATGTATTGCTTCGATCGTCGCAATTCTTGATTCTGGCGTATTGTGTAATTCTTTGAGATAAACGATACCTTGTTCACGACGTGCGACGATATTCTCTCGTGCTTCCGCCAGCCGTTTCTGAACTTTTCGTTCGCGTTCAGCATTAACCCAACGCTGATGACGCACATTCGTAACGTGTCTATCCCAGTTTCCTTGTGCTCCACGCCAACCACACTGACAACTCACCGGTCGAACAATCTCGAGTTCATGATGCGTATCATCGAACAAACGCGACATAATCACCTGAATCGCGTGATGAAGAACCATCGGACTGGTTTCATATCCAGCGTTTCCTTCCTCTGGCTTATAATTCACAAGCATATCAAACACATCCTTTTCGTCACCTCGATGAACCAGGTTATAGCGTTCGTTTGTGTAAATCGACGAGTCTTCGCCGCAAAGTTCGACAACGATTTCATCGGCGACATCCATGATTTCGTCATATAATTCTTCATCTTCTTCCGCGATTTCATCCAACGTTTTCCAGCAAGAGAGAATCGCGCCGGGGCGCAACCGACCAAACGTAGTTTGCTTTTGTTTGTGAAGCGCGCAAAGAGCATTCATTCCGCGCAAGTATTCACCTTCGGGTATTTTATCTTGAATTTCTTCAAGCACGTCCATGAGTGTATTCAGTTCCTTTTGTAGATTTTCTGCGGCTTGTGATACGATACCACTGCTGTCGCCCCCAGCAGCAACGCGATATCCTCCTTGCTGCTGATGCGGCTGATGCTGCTGTCCGTCCATTTTCTTGTAACTCGTTGAAACGTAATCGTATGTATGTTATACGTCATTTACAAAACATTTCAATTTTTTGTAAATCAATCTGTCTACACCTGCGGTTGGGGCTACGTATTCACGTGATATATGGGTTGAAACACCTTCCCACCGACAATCCCCACTGGCATGATTATTTTACTCTGAAGTTGGCGTTTTGCGTATTCGACGAGGGCTTCCGATACAATATGGGTTACTAAAATAAATAAACATGTAGAAATGATGAGTTTTCTGTCAAAGTCGCTAAATGTGCTTCCTCCTAGTATCGCAAATTTCGGATTACTCCAAGATATACTATTGAAACGCAGTAATAGAATCACGACAGCGGAATACAATACGATATTACGCAGCGTTGGAATATATTGCGGAACAGTATTGTAAATTCCGAGTAATAAAAGAGCATATACACCATAAAAAAAAAACTCGATGTATTTGTAATACGCTGTATATTTATTGAATAATGGTGTAACTGTGTCGCGGATTTTGGTTATAACTGCCACGATGAGGTCTTCGGCTGCGGTTTTTATGTTATTCATGCGAATCAAAACGTGTTCACTATAGAATAGTTAGATAGTATTTTACAATCCGCGATAAATGAAGATAAACATATAAGAAATTTAACAATATAGAAAAATGATTTTGTTCATGATATTCAATCCGAATTAGCATTTCAAAAAAAATTGAAATGCTTTTATTCATTTCACATATATATCATGCTTCAAGACACACAGATACAACAACATGGGTTCGCAACAGTCGAAATGCAAGTCGCTCTATCTTCCGGCTCAAAGCGGAAAGACGCGCAAAATGGAGGAACTAATCAAGGAATACAAACTAGGAGAATTATTTGATCCTGTCGACATCAACATCATCATTTCCGCAAACAACCGTTTGCTTGTGGAACAAACCAAAACACGTATGAAAAAAGACCTCGGCACCAGCACCAGCACCAAAAGCAAAGAAGAAGGTGGTGCCAGCGACGCATGCATCAAAGGCGCCATTTTCAGCTGGACATCTGGAACAAAAAAAAGCAACATCAGCTCGGAAGCGTTGACCTTGGAAATCATGAATGAAACCATCGAAATGGTTGTCATCTGCGCTCACGCCAAACGCATGGAATACCTTTCCAAAACATTCGAGCTTCTATCAAAGCAACGCCACTTCACCAAAAAAATCAACATCTGGATCGACGAAGCCGATTTCAGCATCAACCTGTGGTCAAAATACCAAAAAGTGATCGAATTCCCATTCATCAACCAAGTGACACTCGTGAGCGCAACATTTGACGCGGTCGTCGCAAAATACAAAGAACTTCGCGTGCTGCCTTACTTGGAAACTCACCCAGATTGCTATGTCGGACTCAGACAAGCATCGCGCAAGGAGACCAATTTCGCCGCTTCTTCCGCGATTGATTACGTTACACACATCATCTCTACGAATGAAACACTTTCGAAACCAGGTATGCGCGCATTCATTCCAGGCGCAAATTCTACCGCAAGTCATGACGCGATTGCCGAGTTTCTTCACAAGGAGCGCGGGTTTGTCGTCATCATCATCAACGGGCAACGCAAAGAGATTCTTGTGCCCGGAAAAGATGAACCGATTGATTTGAAGGACTACCTCACAGTCCAAGAAAACGAAATACCTCAAGAATTCAATACGCTTTTGGCAAAACTCTACAAAGACAATAACTGGTCACGCTTTCCTCTTGCGATAACCGGTTACATGTGTGTCCAACGCGGCGTGACATTTCAGTGTGGGTCGGTAAAAGGTGTTCATGACGGATTCCTGTTTGATTATGGAATCATTCCACCAAACATCAAATGCGCGGCCGAAGCGTACCAAACAATGGCGCGTTTGTTTGGAAATATCGGCAATATCCCCGAATACAAGCCTGTCGAAATTTACACGAACGAACGCTCATTTATGCGTGTTGAGAAACAGGAAGAAACAGCAAGAAACCTCGCCCGTATGGTTGCCGAACAATCTCTCGATGTTGTTACCAAAAAAGAAATGAAATCGGCAGAAGCACCACACAAACGCATTCCTCACATCATCCAGCTCGACAAGCTTGAACTTGAGACAATTGTCGACAAAAAGAGTAAAAAAGTCAAACAAGAGCTTATCAAAGCGACTATCTTATCAAAGGTGGCTGATAAACAGCACGACGAACTTCGCCAAGTGATTACAAATGAAGAGTGTTTTCAAATATCGGCACCAAATCCCGATTCGAAGCGATCTTACCAAATTCACGTGTTGGACGTGGTTGCTGCTGCGTCAAATGGAAACGTATACGGGATGATGGATATTAAAGACGAAGACAAACACAATTCGGGTTGGCAGGTATTCATCGACAAAAAAGAGTCTCGATTGGTTGTTCTCTGGCAGATATTTCAGTAAGTAGTAAAAAACGCAAATAAAAATGTGTATATATGTTCTAACACTTTTTTATTCTTATTATTATTGTGCCGACGCCGCCACTACCGTCACCGTATCCGCAACATAAAACGAAAGTAACCGCGCACTAGGATCAAGCACACCCTCGCAAAAAGGATGGCGCCAATAGTAGGGGATTGTAGAACCTCGTCCATCATACATCGTCTCGAATATTTTACGATAGTAAAAACTTTCTTTATCATATGGCGGATTATGTAATGAATAAAGGTAGTTTTTCGTATTATTGTATTCAAAATCGGTAACTACGCGATGAGTGAATTCTTTGATCATTTGAACCCATGTGCGTCCCTCAGCAGAACTTACGCCATCGCTGAATGCTTCCTTACGTCGCCATAAAACATCATCCGGTAACAAAGGACGGCGGTCGCCATCATCGCCGCCACCGCCACCGCCACCGCCGCCACCGCCACCCTGAAACGCTTTTCTCAGCAAATATTTCTCGATTATCTCGTCATCGAACCTCTTGAACCGCGGTGGAATACGCATAATATATGTCAAAAACTCTTTATCCGCAAACGGCACGCGTGCCTCCAGTCCAGCACCACTGATACTTTTGTCCGATCGAAGCAGGTCGAAAAAACGAACATCGCGAATCATGCGCTCATTCTCTCGATGAAAATCCGCATCACTCGGTGCTTTCAAGAATCCGCGGTATGAACCGAATATCTCGTCCGACATGTCGCCGCAATAGATAACGACATCGTCGCTTTGTTGTTGAATATATTTACTCACGAGATAATTTCCGACCGAAGCACGAATCGTCGTGGTGCAGTAACTTTCTGTTTGATATATTGTGTCATTAATTGCGTCTAAAAAATCGCGTTCTTTTAACGCGACTTCATGATGACATGTGCCCAAATATTCTGCAACCCGCCGCGCCCAAATGAGATCCACCGACCCTTCCAGTCCAATACTATAGGTGTTAAGAACCGTATCTGGCGACGAACGTTTCAATTCTCTCGCAACAATCGCAGTAACAAGTGAACTATCCAATCCACCAGATAACAAACAACCGACAGGTCTCTCGCTCATGAGTCGTTTCACGACCGCTTTTGTAAATAATTCGCGTATATTTGTGAGTATTTCTGCCTCGCCACCCAGCGGCTCTGAAATCGGATACGAGTAATTCACACACAACTCTTTCAACTGACATTCAAATAATGAACAGTCATTCGTTCTTTTCAAAACGGTGCTTACATCGCTGATACCCTGATGTGATTTATACGAAAGATACGCGTAATCGTAATAACTCCGAAAAACTGCGGTTCCGTCATCTTCGCCTGAATATTCCATATATGTTCCCGCCGGAAACTGAACAACCGTATCACATAACGCATGGATTGATTTTAGTTCGCTGGAGATACACAACCCATAATGATCTGGATTCATCGATACACACATTAAATCAGAATACTCGCCACCGAACATACCATCATGGCGCGATACACCGATAAAGAGGGAACGTACACCCACCGGATCTCTCGCGACATATGTAATACCATTCTCATAATCGTGGAGAACAAATCCGAATACACCATCCAATCGACGAACCGTTTCATGAATGCCGATTTTCCGATACAAGTGAATGATGATCTCACAGTCTGACCCGCTTTTGTATTCGCCAGCCAATCCAAACTCCTCGATCAATGCACGAAAATTATAGATTTCACCATTACATATCAAGCGACAATTTTTCAGATGAAACGGTTGATCGGCAGCGGAGTCCATTCCGTTGATCGAGAGGCGGTGGAACCCCCATGCGCGAGTATCATCTTTCATAAAAACTGATTTATCAGGCCCTCGATGTGCTGATAAAATAAAATTTTCCTGTAACGTTTTTAATTGGGCGATGGCTATTCTCGCCACGGTTTGAAAATAGAATATTCCACACATTATACAAGGTTCTAACGCTGATTATACGATGTATAATAAGATACATAATAATAACGTATTGTGTTTATATATCATTCGGTCAAACGTACGATATAATAAGTATATAATATTGTAAGTATATAATAATACAAAGATGGAATTTTATGGAGTTGTAAATGGCGCATATTCGAATCATCATGATCGCCTAGACGAGATTAATTCGCGGATTTCCGATAGAAATATTCCTTCGGCGGCATTACGACCGGCATTCGATGTTCGTCCGCTTTCGTCGAAATACGCCATGATGCCGATTTTAGAAACACGACCGGTCCCTACCGTCCAGATACAACCGTATCAGCAGTTTTCCACAGAAACGGTGTTTAATCCGGGAAACGCACGAGCACCATGGCGTGGCTGGGCAGAACGCGTGAATGTAGAATCATCGCTTCGTAACCAATTTTTCGCTCTTCAACGCAACGATCGCGCAGTATATGTGCCAAATTCGGATAGTGATTTATATAATGTTACAGTTATCGCGCGTGATGTCGAACAACCGAATCCCTATTTATTCGATAATGGTGCGTCAAATTTCGCACCGATGAATCCGAATCCTCACAATTTAGGCAAACTAACATTTGATAATTCAACACGGTTTCAGCTTCGCACATTAGATTGTGATTATGATGGATTTTGTACAGGTGAAGGTGGGCCTGTCGTGGAGCCCACGACGAATTATATTCCGAAGGAACAGTTAGAAAAGAAACTGAAGGAAAATGATCAGTCAACGCAGATGTCACGTATATCGGAAGGTTTTTCGGGGGGTAGGGCAACGACGACGAATGAACGCGAAAAGACGAACAATAAATTCGCAACATTTATTCCGAGGGCAACCGCTGGGTCGAATGCGAGGGAGCATTTAACGATGCGATCATAACAGTAGCAGTAGCAGTAGCGAGTATAAAAGCATCGCACAATAATAATATAACAATATATGGCAAACTATTGTTCTATTATTATTTACAATTCTGTGCGTAAATGGCTGATGAAAATCAAAGAGACCGCAACCACGACAACAAAAGTTGGACCGACGAATTAAACGAACTTACGTTATCAGTGATGGCGAATCGATCCAAATACGATAGATGTAAAAAAACGTTGGCGAATACGTCCGACACTGTCCAAGAAACCTTTCGCAAGGAAAAGTTGTATTATAAAGAACGAATAATGAATATGACGCGTGACTTATTTCATGAACGATGTGAAAACGAAAATATCAACGATGCGCATCAAGCATACATTAAATCATGTATCGAGTATTTGAAATGGAATGACATTACAGATATGATAAGTGATGACGCACGGAATGAATTACAAGAGAAAATAATGAAGGCTCGGTCACCGTCACCGCCGTCGTCTCCGTCATCGTCGCCCTCATCGTCGCCCTCATCGTCGCCCTCATCGTCACCGCCCCCGCGGTCGTCGTCGTCCATGAATAATAATATTATGTCATTTGCGAATAAAATGTGTATGCGAAAAAAAACAATCGACGATTTTATTATATTGAAACCGCGTGAAGACGCAGAGGATATAAACGCACGCTTACCCAAAGTGCGTGATTATCAAAGTGAAATTTCAAAACGAGTATTATCGTCGTCGTCGTCGTCGTCGTCTTCTGTCGCAAAAACACACGACAGCAACGGCGACTAGTCTGAACATGACAGTATCGTCAGCACAGATTTGAGAAGTTGACTTGTATATATATTGTCATGATACGCTGCCGTCGATGTCGCCGTGACAACAGTATTAGCAGGCCAATACCAGAAGTGGCGCGAGGGTATCATCATAAACGCTTTGAATCCATTTGTAGTCTCACTCGATGTTTCGTCATACACAATATCTTCGATGTCGTAGTAGCACGAGTTTTCGTTGAATGCCTTTTCTTGAAATTCACTTGGATCAATAACAAGACCGAATATGTCGTCTTGAATGTAATAATCGTGGCCGTTGGATGGAACGATCATCGTCATCATGAAATTCACAATCGTATCTTCGATATACGACTTATATGTAAATTGAACTGTATTTGTAGGCAAAGGCAGCGTGAATTCGGTTCTGGTATCTGCTGATGACTCGGATGCTGAGGCGGCACGATTCGTTGCGTGTATCTGATTTGATACGATGGAATACACGTGATATAAACAATTCTTCTTGTCGTATAGAATATATGCGGTTTTGTAATGAACTGTTTGGCTTATGTTGTAAATTGCGATTCGATACATATATATACTTACTTGGGTCATCGGGTTCATACACGAAGTATCGGAACCGGTTGTGTTTTGTAATGATACCAATACTTCGGCAGCATCTGCTGCTTCTGCTTCTGCTTTTGCTTGTTGGATCGCCTCCGTGAGCGTTTTTTTACTACCGGATTTCGGTTTTATATTTGCCGAATATACCTTATATGTTCGGGTGCTTGCCTCGATGAATGAAGGCGTTGTTATTTTCACGCGGCGGATTGCTCTGTGTTTTCCTTCTGAACTGGTATTATGTTCCACATGAACTGATATTTCATATTCAGAATCTTCTTGCTGCTGCTGCTGCTGCTGCTGCTTCTTATTTTGAGAACGAGTGATGATTGGCATATTGATGGACCAGACGATACAATACAATACGATACGATACGATATCTTGCGTCTTGGTGAATAAAATATAAAAACTTCAATTTTTTAATGACATAATACTATATAGTATTTGAATTATTCATGAATACAAATACACCGACCAACAAAGGCGAACGCGGCGGAGACGGAATCGGAGGAGGAGGCACTCCCGATAAATTCAAGTCGGTAAGTTGTGCGCCGAGAGATCAAACCGACCCTGATATCAACGAAACAAAGGATTTTTCATGCTATTCGTCGAAATCTCTCGACAAGTTGAAATCACTTTGGAATAAACGGCATCCTGATCAGAAAATCATAGATTCAGATCCGCGTGCGATTTGGACCGCTTTGAAACAAAATATGAACAGCGTATGCCATCAAGAAGCGTGTTGGCTGCGTCAGAGCTTCGTATCATCAGGTATGGATAAAGAAATGCTTCATTATACATTTGCGCCACAAGCACCGAAAACATGGAAGAAGGATATTCACGAGTGGCTCTCGAGTATTGATATTGCGAATTCTCTCAAACAATATGAACACGCCAACCCATCGTTCCTATTTATCGGTCCATCACCTGTTGATTACGACGAGGTGCTTGAAGACGGGGAATGCGTATGGGAAGAGTTATGTAAGTTCGATATTATGAAGCACGTGAAAAATGGAAAGCATAAAATCGGGATTGTTTTTAACACAGACCCGCATAATAAACCGGGCGAGCATTGGGTGAGTATGTTTATTGATGTTCGTGCGCGGGTTATCTTCTTTTTTGACAGCACGGGCGACCCACCGCAAAAACGGTTGCGCAAGTTTATGAAGATGGTGCGCGAACAGGGTGAGACCAACGGAA